AGTAGTGTGCCCCTAGGAACATTAATATACATAAATAGAACTTTTAGATTTTTCTGTAAGGCACAAGCTATTTATCTTTAAATTAAATAGTGGTTTTATTTACTTATTATGTGTGAATTGATTGTTGATAACCTATGTTGTCATATCTCTAGTATTTTAAACAAAGTCAAACTTCGATCTTCCCCCTTTTTTGTCAGGGTCCACAAAATCTTCAAATCCAGTAGATTTTTTTGTTTCTCGAATCTTTTCTATGGTTAGTCTAGAAGCCTTATCACAAAAATGTTGCACTATAGATTTCCATGGTTCCTCACGCACTTCAAAATCCCTGAGGACTTCTATGAACTTTTTTACCTTCTTCCATCTTATAGTTCTCTTGATTGGGTCATCTAAAAATGCCTTAGGTATGTCAAACTGATGAAATTCCGGATCCAAATTGTTCCTGTACATACACATATGGATACATTGATCTAGTTCAGTTGACCATTGATTTGTCTTTAATTCGATAACAATCCAGTGAATTTCCTCTAATATAGATAAATTCTCATTAGAACAGAATCCCATGTCTAAAAAGTCAAATGCTCTTTCAAACTTTTCACATTCCCTAATTAATGCTGTTCTAAAGGCACTCTTATATGTCATCCCCTTTTCACCTTTAGTGTTATAGACTATAGAGAATATTGGGTTGCACTCTAGTTGTTCCCCTATATCCACCTGCATGATTTCGTCAGACAGAAATTCAAATGCCATTTGATCTTCTTTGAAACCCTCACATTTAAATACTCGGCACATATCTATTAACGAAGCCTGAGACATGGTATCATAATTTAAGCTCAACAAACTAGGGCTTGACATTAATGCAGCAATATCCATACCTCCACTCTTTATAGACGGCCCATTAAAGAAAGTCATTTTCTGGAAGTGTGCTTTCCGAACAGTAGCATACTCATTGGGATTAACTTGAAGTTTGCTGAGAGTGTAAGTCTGCATATTTAAATTGAAGATCTTATTTCGATCTGGTCTTTTTTGCTGATATAATTTCTTCACAACAACAGGACAAACTGGTATCCATTTTGACTCTCCAATGCTTTTGGTCTTGTCTACTCTAGAGTTGTGGTCCACAATAATTTGTTTTGGCAAGATATTGTAAAAGTATCTATTCCTCCCTCTCTGCTGATATACTATATAATCCAGTTTATCAGACATTTCCTCAATTTTTGACATTTTTTCAAATCTCAATCCATGCTTTCTATTCAGTATAGACTTAGCATGGCCTGAAATAGTTTCTCTACTGACTCTTGCTAGTCTCAACTCTGCTCCTAATAGTCTATCGTCTTCCCCCCTAATCTGGATCTGCCTATCGTACCCTGTTATAATTAAATCTATAGGCCCTGTGTTCATTTCTCTCGAAACCTGCCAGTTATTCCATGTTATCCTTTCATCTGATTTGTCTGCATCATACTTATTTAAATCTCTTTGGGTAAGATCATCCATGTGAAACAATATAGGTATGAATTTGGTCCTATGTTTGGATTCCCGCAATTTCTCATAAAGCCGCACAACAGGAACATTCTTATAAGAAAAATTCTGTATGATAGTTCTTAAGAATGGAACTCTCGATTTTTCTGCCAGGAACATGTCTCCAAAATGTGCAATCAATCTAAAACATTCCATTGCTAATTGGATTTCCAAATCTGGACAAATTGCAATCTGAGCTTTGTGTGTTGTAGATATGATATTCTTTAAGAAATGCACTATGCACCACTTGTCATCTTTGATCAAATTGCCTGTCAATGCCGCACAGAAATCTATTGGGGTGTACACTTTATATGGCAATATGAACACTTTTATTTTGTGTTCAGTCGACTTGATGTAATCATAAAGAACTTGATAGAATCTTGTTAATTCTCTCACTTCAAATTGTATGTCTCTCCTCATCATTTTTTTCTGGTTTAACTCTATTCTATCACGCATATGGGTCCTCAATTTGGTCTTTTCAATGAATTCTTCTAAATGAGTGAGGTCTCTCAACATTTCATCTGGATCTGCTCCTTGAATCTCAGGATTTTGATTAACATAAGCTCTTAGTACAAGTGCAGGTGAATGATATATTAACTTTAGACTTCTCATCTCTGGCATCCTACAAGCTGATTGCCCCAATCTTTCTTGATCAGCACCCTTTACAGACATCACTATATTGTTGGATGCTGTTATCAGCAATGGGTCATTCAATAAGCAGTAGGAATATACAGTCTCAATATCCTCATGGGATAATTTAAACTTATCCAAATCGTCAATTATTTGGACATAACTCTGCACAAACGTTTTCTTTCCTATTATTGTATCCATTTCTTCTAGATCTGGATGGTCTTGTAATCCAAATATCTTATCATGTATGCTAGTGTAGTCTATTATAGGTTTGTTTGAAAAAAGTATCTGTTCTATAAAAAGTTGAGAAGGATTTTGAATTGACAAGGATTCCTTAAATTTCTTTGAGTTGTATCTAAACACAACTGAATTCATATATTCTCTAGCATTTTCACCTTTTGTAACTAATAATTCAGGGCGTCTTATAAAAAATTCAAACATCCGGTCTCTTTCATTTTCATCAGATATTATTTTTTGGAAATCATTGTATGATATCAATCTATTCAAGGATCCACTAGTGGTGAATTTCCTGGGTGTCAATAGCGAACGCGATCTCATTTCACTAGTCTCCCCCATGCCATCATCGGTAGTAACTTCACTATCCAATGCAATATACCTCAAAGCTTTAAGTTTGATAATGTCCATGGCAGTAAGCAGGCTTAAATCCCATGTTTTGATCTGGCTACACTGGCTTTGAACTGATTCTCGTTGATAAGTGACTGGTGACATTCGCCTTAATAAGGATGTAAGATAGGATAAGTTGCCAGCTTCGAGACCCACCAGTGCAATAGTCTGAAGTTCAGAGTTTAGCAGTCCACACATTTCTATTGGTATCTCTTCACGGTTGTTTGTTGGGAAGAAGGGTAGCGGGTCATTTATTTGGTTTGGTAGCATGTTGTAAGTTGTATGGGTGATCCAGTGATTCAAGGCTATAGATATCCATGCCAATGATGCTGGGCAGCCATGTTTGATGGCTGTTTGCGTGGCAGATAGTCTACTTGCTAGATCTTCGTATGGTCCTAAGTAAGCACAATCTCCGACTGCAGTTAATAAAAATCTCCCATACACTGAAAACGGTTCACCATGTATATTGAAAAGTGATACGAATTCTTTTATAAAGTTTGTAATATATGTCTTTTTCATATTAGCCTGATTCCCAAAAGTTAAACAAATGAATTCAAACAGTTTAGTCACAAATTCCGTAATGTTGTCATCAGGGAGTTTATTTTGAACAATACAAATGGAGGTTTGATTGTCATCAGAATGGACTAGTGAGTTCACTAACACTTCTCCTTCCAAAAGGCTGGCACACTCCCTCATTATGTCCTTGAATACAGACATAGAACAGCTGTGTAGATAGCTGGATGTATAGTTCATATTCCCTTGTAACCAATTTCTCTCAATAACAACCCAATTTCTGCGATAACCTTCAGTCATCTGACCAATTATATCATTGTATCTTGGTACCCTTTGGTCTAATATGGTTTGCATGAGCTCGTCTGGCAGCAGTAGCTTTTTTTGCATGTAATTGCAAAGAAAAAAGAGGATTCTTTTCTTCTCATCTGGGTACAAGATTGGATCCATGGCTACTAACCAGAAATATTTGTAAATAACATCTTGAGCACTCCATTTTGACATATCGGCATTTATTTCTAACTTCATGCCGTGTGCTTTATCTTCTCCTAAGTCATCAAGACTGAATTCACCTCCCCATGCTCCCACCTTTAGTTTATCCAATAATTCCTTGTTGACATTCTTTATAGTCCTGGCCAGGAACCTGATTTCTTCTTCTGCTTGCTTTTCAAGTATCCTCAATTTAGAATCACCAGGTTCACTGATCATTTCATCAGGGTTCAATTTACATCTTTCTTTGGCAATCCTCTCTAAGAGGTACAAGCATAATTTGGCTTCGAACTCACCCAAAAATATTTCTCTATCTTTAGCAGTTTTCTGTCCTTTATTAAAGAATGCAAATACAAACTCAGTATGCTCTTTCATTGCTTTGAAGATCACGTCAATGGTCCTCTCTGTCCCCCATTTGTTAATCTTAAGTAATTCATACAGCCTATCAAACACTTTTGTAGACATAAAATCAATGTATTCGGGCACTGCTCTTTTTATATCTAGATAGGTTGCATGATGAATTTCCATATCATTTGTTATCTCGTCAATTAATGCAGGGTTAGCAATAGTTACCTTCTTCACTTCTTTTTTTATATTCTTTTCTACCTTCTTTTGTATTCTAGTTTTAAATTCAGTGAAATCGCCCCTTTTTATACAGGATTTTGAGCTAGTAAAGGTTGCAATTGTGGTTATAGACCTCTTAAGATTGTTGGCATTTTCAACTCTGCTTCTGACGAAATTGTGCCTGGATGTGTCTAGATTCAAATTCTTTGCTATTGCGTATATCAATATATCCAAATTGACTGTTTGCTTTTTCGGATGCTCACTCCAGGGCTTAGGCAAGTTTTCCCTTTGGTCTTTCTCTATTTCTAATATAGTTTTTGCAAGATCGATCAGGACATGGTGCTTTTCATGTAGACCCTTTGAATTGAAATAAAATGGCATGTAAATCTGGTTTATATATTCTTTGAGATCAACCTTGCCTGGAAACCATATAGATCTCAAATCCCTCTTTTTTTGTACTCCTTTCTGTGTCACATCATAATCTGTCATGTGGATATCTCTGAGTTGGACCTTCTCCCTTTGATTGAATGCATTATAACAGCCTTTTTTTATCAAGTCTGTCATAACAACAGAGAAAGCTGTTTTGGTGTAAGGTGCAAATTTTTCTGCGATATACTCTTTGACATGACTCGACATAGCTAACGAATTCATCATCATATATCGGGATGGTTCTGTAAGAGACAGCATTGCTTTAGTGATCGATACTGATGTGTGGAAAGAGAAGTTTAGTAGATTGTCTAAATGCAAAGTGTAATTATCCCCAATGAATAAACAGGCAGTCATCATGAATAAGCCTGGTGATGAAACAATTCTCTGACAGCGCTCTTTATCCAATCTAAATGCTTTAGATATGCTCACAAAACAGTTTGAGGATCGAAAAGTTCCATAAAGAGATCCTAAATGTGCCACGTCTTCCTCATTCGAATGGATTGTAACCACACAGTAAACCAGTGTTGCTTTCTTTGTCTTAATATCTGAGCTAGGCATGACTATACCAAACACATTGTTATTGGCACATGTTACAACCCTGAATGTATTGTGTTTGTTGTATTGAGACACAGCTAACATATTTTTCATCAATGTGGAATAGTCATTGATACACTGCCAAAATTGGGTTCTGGAAATTTTGAATACTGTATCCCACATCTCAGCACTAGCCCCCTGAATTTTCGGTGAATAATGTTCCAAATAATTGCCAATCCTATCAAGATTACTGACTTTCCCAAGAATCTGTTCTACATTGCTATATTGAGCCTGACATTTCCTGACAACATCTGGATTGTTGAAATCCAATATAGTTGGTTTTTCTAGATCCAAATCCTCATTTAGTCTTTTTGCAAATGACTTATGATTACCTATGCCGAAAAAATCTTTCATTAAATGTATCCTATCTTCCTTTGCCATTACAGATGTATCGAGTTTGAATTGTTGTTCCCACAATGCAGTGCAAGTACCAGCAGTGAATTCTTCAATCTTTTTATCTAATCTTTTGGGTGTTGACCTAGCATCTGCCTTCAATTTGTTACAGAATCTCTCATAACCGGCTACATCACTGCTAAAATCCATCAGTTTGCCTATTGACTTAAATGCTTTTACAAATGTACCAACACCAGTTATAGACTGCAGTTTTTTTGCTAATTTGAGGATCTTAGGAATGTTTGCATTTGACTCATCTGAATTAGGAGACCATATGAAATGAAAGCTTGGTTTCTGTTTTGCCATATCAGTTGTTACATTTCTCTCTTCTTTCACTCTCTCCACCATATCTGCCCAACCTTCATCTATTGCTGCTTTAGTTGGCTTAGGATAATCACCTGTTGTATTAAATATTTCCTGAGCACTTCTTTTTACAAACGATTGATATCTTCCTTTGTATTGCTCCATAATATCCTGGAGGCAGTCATTCCATTTCCCTGCATCATCTGATCTAAAATTCAAAGACTGGAAGAAAGTGTCTCTCTCTTCCTCTGGCATTGATTCCAAAAATTCTTTAAATTTAGGGTGTTCAAAAAGCTCAGGGGTATCTTCTTCCAGCCATGGCATAGTCATTGTAAAATCCCCTTGATTAATTATCTCTAGGAATCTCTCATCATCCTTAAATTTTCCGAATAGGAATTCTTTCAACTCAAAAAACCACGACAAGTCCACTGTCAAATTTATCTGTCCAATCTCCCTACGTAAATTATCAGAATCGATCATGGTCATTCCAGTAGCCGGGTTATGTTTTATGATTACAATCTCATAGTCTATTCCATTTGCATTGAATATTGCTCCAAAAATTTCATTGTACTTCTCCCTGGTATCTCTAGCACTTTTTTCATCAACAGCAACCTTAAAATCTATAATATAGATTTTGCCGTTACCATCAATATAATAGTTGTCAGGTGTACAATATTTGACTCCCTTTGCAATATGGTTGGGTAGCACTTCAGAACATATATCTTCTGAAGGTATGTCATTTCGAAATTCCCACCCTGCAGCATCGCAGAACTCTCTTGAGAAGTAATTATGCCTTTCAACCAATAAGGCTCTCCAGATTTCCTGAGCCTTCTCAGGATCCCGGCAATTCTCAATCTTATTACGGTATTCCTCAACTTTTTCTGGGTCCATCTCCAATGTAAAGATTTAGTTTTTAGAATCGTTGTATGTTGTAACCTAGGGGTACACTACT